TGAATAAGCAGTAGTTGAGTCAGAAAAACCATAAACTTCAAATGGGATATTTACTTTTTTACAGAATCGAGTAAGAATAATCACTTGCTCAAATACATTACTAATAATATCAGACATTGAACCTGACAAATCAATAAACATAACTAAACCGTGATTCTTACCACCAGGTGTAATTGTCGTTCTTTTGAAAATATCAGAAACCATTGTATATCGAGCAAGTTTATTTGGATTGATTTTGCCAGACTTACCAATCTTTGATCGAGTCATTTGAGATGCATTTTTACGAATCTCAAATTCCTTTACCATGTAATTTACAACATTGTTAGTTCGCTTGTTGAACTCAGGAATAAGATTAGGAACGTTTTCCGCGACTTTTTGTGAAGGAAAATCTCTACAAAAATTATTGCGCGCTGTAGTTATGTGACGCTGCACAATTTTGTATGGAATAATATGATTACCATTGTAAATTGGTGTTGTAAAAATGTGCGTTTTTCCACCTGAAACATCTAATAAGCGAGTTTCGTTTTCACGATACGCCTTATCAGTTTCAGAAGAAATATCGAATGAATTCGAAGTTCCTTTCTTATTACCAGGTTTATCAGATTCTGAATTTTCATCATCTTTATCTTCAGATTGATTACCATTTTTACCTTCGTCACCATCTTCGTCTTTGGTGCTTTCGGTTTTGCCTTCGCCATCGGCAACTGCGCCTTCGTCATCTTGATCATCTTCGTCATCTTGATCATAATATGAATCAGAACCGTCACCGTCTTGATCGTCTTCGCTATATTCTAAATGATCAGAAGGCATTTGGATTTTGTCATTTTCCAAATCTTCTTTAGTCTTATTATAAATTTTGCGTGCAACTTCTACAACTTGTTCCCAAGTTTCAGCAGCATTAATTTCATCGATGTACGGCAATTCATCCTCGGCAAATGATACACGAACGTGCGCGCCGAGTTTATAGAAAATGTTGATACGATCGATCAACAGCATTTTATTTACATCTTTAGCAGCAATGCCAAAAAAGTCATCATCATGTAATTTCTTGTATGCGGCATTGAACGAACGGCGAATGCCTGGATATTTGATTTTAATTTTACGTTCAATGCGTGCGTCTTCAACAACATTCAAATATGTTTTGAATTTTGGATCTTCCGCAACAGCATCATGCCAACCCTCTGCTGGCGTATTCAATGCATGGCTAACTTCATGACCTACTAAAAGATCATAAAGTTCGCCAGTCATTTCTTTGAACTTCGGGAGCATGATTGTGCGATTCTTCAAATCGAAGTACGCTGTCGGCACATTGCCGTGCTCAATGGTAATATTCTCAGTCGCCAATAAACGACCAAGCATCGATTTTGTTTGAAATAATTGAGTCATACAATCTCCCTATATTTACAACTATTATATAATAATTGCTCAAAAAAGGCAAATTGTAAAAACTCAATCAAATCAATAACTTACGGTGTCGTATAATCGAAGGTTTTTGGAAGCTCTCTTTGTACTGGGGCAGCATCTTTGACTTCGATCATTTGTCTAAGATCAGAGATGTTCTTAGTCTTTTCTTGAATTTGCTGAGTCTTATTTTGAATATTCTTTAGACTTTGCATAATCAAAGCTTCTTTCTGTGCTCTTTCAATATTTTTTAGATTCTTTTTAACTTTGTCTTTTGCTCGACTTAAAACAGTTTTGCTCACTTTAGAAGTAAAGTCAACACCATTTAAGTGATCTAATTCATGCTGAAAGATTCTAGCAGTCAATCCGTCAAACTGTTGTTCTTTTTGAAAGCCATTCATATCAGTATAACGAACCTTTATAGATTTTGCTCTTTTTACTTTTAAAAATAATCCTGGATATGAAATGCAGCCTTCGCTATAATCTTCTTCGCCTTCTGCAGAAATAATTTCAGGATTGAAACATGCAAAGCCAACGCTTTCTGCACCCATAACAAATACACGGTATGGTAAACCAACTTGGTTGGCTGATAAACCAAGACCATGATAATATACCATTGTCTCAATTAATGATAATGCCAATTCTCTTGGGTTGATTGGAGGATTAGCAAAATCAAATGTTTCTAATTTTTGTTTTAGAATATCTGAGTATGGATCAACACGCTTGTATAAGACGTATTCGTATGTTTCTCCATTTACAACTTTAAATTTTTTCTCGCTCATTATACCATCCTCACTTCAATACCTTTTTCTTTAGTAATTCTAGTCATGTGGGCTGTGCCCCGACCACCCTTAAACGATAACAATAAATCAAGCCCATGATCTAACATTTGTTTATTACGAATTGGTCCAGCAGATCTACCGTGCATTTCCCAATTAGCGTGATAAATGAAAACAGGAACTTTTCTTTCGGTTGCCCATTTGCGAGCAAACTCATCTACTCCTGTGGCATCACCAACAATTATTTTCACATTAGAATTTGTGTGGTAAATATTATCTAACACTTGCCAAACATGAGCTTCGTCTTTATAATCTCGACCGCCAGTCACACCTACATTCATTATACCATCCTTGAGAAGTTTTTAACTTTCTCGAATCTAATGACATTTTTAAACTTATCCATTAATAAATCTCCTTTGTGTGAGATTACGAACACATTATCATTTAATGTATCGATTAACTTCATAAATTCTTCAGTGCCACTATTATCTAGCGAGCTGTCAAATACTTCGTCAAGGATCAACAAATTAGTATTCATGCTGCTCTTCATTTTCGCAACAGCACGCCAAGTGAACAATAAAGCCAAATCAATTCTTAACTTTTCACCTTCTGAGAAGTTCTGGTAACTAAAGTCATCTCTGTGACGAGACTTAATAGTTTCTTTAAACTCTTCATCGATCTCAAAGTTCACAAAGAAGTCCATCGATGCCAAATACTTATTCACCAACTTGTTTATAATTGGTAGATATTGTTTTACAATTTTGGCTTTAATTCCAGAATCTTTTAATAATGTAACGGCAACATCGATGTAATTCTTTTCTTCAAGAAGTGTTTTCTTTTCTTCGTTTAATTTCTCCAATGTATCAACCAAGTCTTTAGAGACGCTTAACATATCATCACTTAATACTTTCTTATTCTTAAGTTCTTCAATCTCTTTCAATAACTTTTTAGCATATTTCTGAGAAGTTGTAATAGTAGCGTTAATTTTGGTGATCTCGCTGTTATGATCGTTAATTTTTTTATTAACTTTCGCGATCTCCTGCAATCTTTCGCTTAATTTATTATAGTCTTCTTGCAGCTTATTCAGACCACTTACATAAGTGCTTTGTTTTTCATTCAATTCTTCTAACTTTTCTTCTTTGTTATTGATCGTTTGATGACAAGTTTGACAGACATCATTATTAGCATAGAAACTAATTTCTTTATCCGTCTTTGTAATATTTTGTTCAATCTTTGCTTCTAGTTGACCAAGTTTCTTTTGTTTAGATTTAACACTATCTTCATCAGAAACTTTTGTCATTAAATGATCAACATGTTTTTGAATTAAACTTACATCTTTAGAAAGCTTTTCAATGTTAGCAATTTGATCATCATAATCTTTTTGCTTAGACTCAACTAATTCAGTATTATTCTTTTTCGCTTCCTCAATGTATTTTTTCTGCATTTCAATTTTAGAAAGCGTTGAATCAATATTTGATTTAAGTTCAGCTGCTCTATTCTTTAAAGCAGTTGCCTTATCTTTAACAACTTGATTCATTGAAGAGAATACATTAATGTCTAATAGATCTTCAATAATAGTACGTCGATCATTTGCTGACAGTTGCATAAAAGGAACAAATGAAGATGAACCTAATATGACAATTTGTGTAAATGCTTTGTAATTAAAACCAAGAATCTGACTTTCTAAAATATCTTGATAGTCTTTAGATGCTGCTTCTTGGTTCAGCATTTCACCGTCAGCCCAAATTTCAAATATGTTTGGCTTAATTCCACGGACTACTTTATAATTTTTATTATGTGCTCTAAAGTAAACCTCAACCACACAATCTTTACCATTGATTGAATTGATAAGATTAGGTTTGTTAATTCCACGAAATGGTTTGCCGAATAAAGCAAATGTCAATGCATCAAGCATTGTTGATTTACCAGCACCATTAGTCCCAACAACTAGATTGTTAGGATGTTCGTTTAATTTAAGTTCGGTAAAAACATTTCCTGTTGAAAGAAAGTTTTTCCATTTTAAAGTTTTAAATGTAATCATTGATCTTCTAAATGTTGGGCTTCAAAATATATCTTATGCATCAAAGTCTTTAATTTATTTTTATCTAAACTGACTTCTATCGTGTCTATAACTTTATCTAAGATTGTAAGAGTATCATCAGATTGATCAACAATATCATCATCAGATATAGTAGAGTAATCTGTAAAATCCTCAACAATTGTTATATCAAGTGGCGCTGCTTTATATAAGTTGTCTAAAAACATATCATACAAAACAGGATTAGTTTTATTGGCTACAATGACCTTGACCATTGTGTTGCTGTATTGACTTAAATCCATATTTGAAATAGAGTCAAGAGTTTCAGTCTTATCATCATAAACAATCTTATGGAACATTCTATATGGATTTTCAATAAAATCTAATTCACGTGTATCCGTATCAAAGATATGGAATCCACGTTTGTCATTGTAATCTGCCCAAGTCATTTCGCCTGGAGTTCCAACATAAGTGATAGTTCCGTCTGTGCTCTTGTGGTGAAAATGTCCACTTAGAACTATATCATATCCGCTCAACAGACCACGATCCATACCATCATGGCAAACATTGCCTCGATCCATTTCAAACCCAGCAAGTTCAAAATGCCCAAAACAAATTTGAGAACCGCTATTCTTAATGAAATTTTTAATTTCTTCTTCGTTCTCTTGGCAGATCCAAGGAATTATATCAATGCTGGTCTCATCACCGAGTATATTTTGCGTTGATGGTGCATCATATATTGTAATGTTAGGATATTCTTTTAATAGAAGTTGAGGAGAATTAACTTCTAATGTATTCTTAAACGCAATATCGTGATTTCCTAATAATACATGTAATTGTATGTTAGCCTCACGCATCGGATCAAAAAAATACTTACGGCTCAGAGCAAGTGTCTGAAAGCCAATAAATTTTCGGCGATCAAATAAGTCTCCCATTTGAAAGACAACATTAATATTATTCTCTTTTAAATACGGGAAGAAAACCTCTTCGTAGAATTTACGATAGAGATTATGGAAGGGAATAGAATCCCCACGCATCCCGAAATGAGTATCACCAAGAATAGCAATTTTCAAAATATAATTCCCAAATAGAATTTAATTCAACTATTATACCTTAAGACCTTGTAATAGACAAAATCTTTTTTAGTTGTGCTTCAACTACTTGTTTTCTATTTGGCCATTTGATCATAACTTTGTCTGGATCTTTCTGTAAATTAGATAGAAATGGAACTATGATTTTCTCAACTTCTTCTAACTTTTGTTTGTAAGTCATTTCAGTTTGAGAAGCGGCAGATGAAGCTGCTTGTGTAATCTGTTCATTGATTTCATTTTCATGTAAAAATGAGAATCCGAAATCTTCATTAGAAGGAGGAGCAGGTTGAAATTGTTGTTGTGGTTGTGGTGGTGTAAAAGGTTTGTAAACTGGAATGTTCGGTTTTTGATCGGAAACTTTATCCAGATTACTAAAGCTGTTAAGTGGATATTCTAAATTACTCATTGGTTAATTCCTCATCAAATAATTGGCTTTCTTTTTTCTTTGCTTTATCTTTCTTTGCTTTTTTAGTTTCTTCAAACTTCTGTATAAACTCTGATATGTTTTCATACATTTCAAATTGTTTATAGTTACTACCAGATTCTTCTAATTCTGATTGTTCATATTCATTCAAAATACCAATCTGTTCAGTAGATTTATATTTCACATACAATTGTTTTTTTTCTTTATGAATGCGACGAATGAAAGCGAAGTAAATAATTTGTGTAAAATATGCAAAGGGATTATTAGATTTCTTTGGATCAAAATTATCAAAGTACATAATACAATTTTCAATACCATCGGCAATCATTTCATCTCTGAAAGAATACATTACAAAATTTGGTTTGTGAGAAAGGTTCTCAGCAATAAGCATTAAGCATTTGCCGATGTAATCTGGAATCTTAGGCTTCTCTGTGCCCTCACGTTTAGCTTTCCTACATTGCTTTTTGTAAAGCTCGATCGTCTTTAATAGATCAGCATTATTTACATAATGATTTTTCTTTGCCATAAAATAATTTGCCTTTTACATCTGTGTTCGGTATAATCAAGAGTGTCGGGTTTGAAGTGTAGATCAATTAGGTTTATCTTTAGAACTCTTATTAAATGTAATAATCTTTCCACTCTTATCATTACCTACTCTTTCAGGAGTTTTAAACGGAGTTTGATCAACAATAAGATCAAATACTACCGCTTTGTAATGGTCTTCAATATCCTTTTCAATATCAGCTACAAGAACAACATCTCTCTTGCTGATTTTAACTTCATTCATTTTAACAATGCCTTGAGGCAACCAATTATACATTACAATCTGTTGTTTGTTCATATGAACATCAACATCTATAACAAGCATCATTGGATTTTTCAATTCTATTGATGATGCAGATTCACCATTAATTTCTGTAATAATATCATCTCCGTTCTTTAAACGGACAAATTTAATTTTCTGTTCAGCGTTAGTCATTTCTAATTGGCACCTTGTATGTATGAATCTTGAATTTCTCTTCATGATACGTTTTCATTCTAATAGCATAATGATTTAATGTATAGTTTACATAATCATCAATGCGCAAGTCGTCAGCAATATCATAAAGGCTTGCTTTATCTTTTCCTTCTCCCAGACGCAGTCCACGTCCGATAGATTGTAAGTTACGAATCTTAGATTTTGATGGTGATGCGAATATAATATTATGTAGGCGTTTTATATTAATGCCAGTGCTCATGCAACCATACGATCCAATTATAATTGCGTTGTCTTCTTTCTCAGTAATACGTCTTACTGCTTCACGATCTTCAACTTCAGTCCCGCCAAATACAAAAAAGACCTTACGATTAGGCTGATTTTTCGTAAGTTCTTGAATCATATTATATAATATTTTTCCGTGTTTGTCAATATATTGGAAGAGAATTAAAGTGTTTCCATTGAGTTCATTCGCTAATCTAGCGATAAATCTGTTTCTTCTAGGATGACTTACAATGAAGTCCATTTCTTCATGAAACTTCATTTCTTTAACAGCTTTACAAACTTCTTCTGGATATTTTAAAATAATACAATTAATTTCTAAATCAGAAACAAGTCCACGATCCATCAATTCTTTTGTTGTAGTTAATTTTACAGTTGGACCAAAGTGACCTTCAACTACAAGTTTATGGACTTCACCATCAAGAGTTCCTGTTGTACCAATTCTATAAGAAGCTTTTGTTAGCTTCTTCATAATAGCACCTAAGCGATCTGCTTTGTAACCGTGAGCCTCGTCACCGATTATAAATTCAAACTGCTCAAAGAAGCTTTTAGGATATTCGTGAATAGATTGCCAAGTTGAAATTGTCAAGTTCTTAGTAATCCTTTTATCTTGACCTTGATAGATTTTTTGAACGTGATTGTCAACATCCCATCCATTGGCTGATGAA